TTATATGGACACTCCGTTAAGTGGGTTTAATGAGACTGCATCCTGCAAAAAGTCCGGTGCAAAGTGCGCATAAACCATGGTCTGTTGTACGGTGGAATGCCCTAAAATTCGCTGTAGTGTAATAATATTACCTCCATTCATCATAAAATGCGTGGCGAATGTGTGCCGCAGAACATGGACAGCCTGTCCGGCGGGTAGGTCTGGCTTCATAGCTCGTAGTGTGTTTCGCACCGTGTCGTAATTGGGCGTAAACAGTTTCCCGGTACTACGTTTTTTCACCATTTTAACCAAGCCCTCAGACAGCGGTATTGTTCTGCGTCTACCATTCTTCGTTTTCATGAATGTCAGCATGCAGTTAATAATGTGCTCAGCTTTAAGATCTGCAACTTCACTCCAGCGACCACCGGTGGCCAGACAAAGCAGCACAGCGTTGCGGTTGTCTCCTTCCAGCATATCGAGCAACTGCGTGATTTCTTCAGTAGAAAGAAACGCCATTTCTGGCTCAGCCTCTTTAAGCTTTTTCACGCCCCTGAAAGGATGCTCGCTGTGATATTCATTGGCATCAATCAGCTTGGTAAACATGCCGCTGAATATAGCCTGATGACGGTTCACACTGGCTGGTTTCAAGCCTTCATTCATCATCTTGACCCGATAATCCGTTATCGCTTTCTTGGTTATCTGGTCAGCTCTGGTCACCCCGATTTCAGCAAACTTAATCATGATTGCTGAAAGCCTGCCTTTTTCTATCAGACCGCGGTTATGGTGCTTGCCGTGGTATAGCCACCACAATTCCAGTAAATCAGTCAGTTTGCGGCGGTCTGCCGGTTTCTCTAACCACTCTTTATTATGGTAGTTAACCAGCACATGACGCTCATAAATCTGAGCCTCACCTTTCGTATTAAATTTACGCCGGATTCTTCTTCCCTCGGAACCCTGCGGCCTTACGTCCACTTCATATCGACCATCATCGAGCTTCTTAATTGACATAGCGAAGCCCTCCAATGGTTACAACTTTGTTCGGTACTGTCTGTTTGTGGCTGTAACAGTCGGCCACTGTACAAAAATCACAAATTTGTGCGGCGTATATGGTCAGCCAGTCTTTTGGTCTGAGTGGGACGAGGTTGGATTTTCTTGCCCAGAGTGTGCGAGTGCCGGCGCTATTTGGCCGGATGCGGGATCGGTCTCATCGAACATGAACCAGTTCTGATATTTGCGAAAACGAGGAAGCTTGAACAGCTTGACGCCAGATTCAAAGGTCATCTTTGATTTGTCATTTTCATAGCCGTGATAGGTGGTGTAACTAATTCCAACGATATCAGTTAGTTCCCGAATGCTTAGCCTTTCGGAGTCACGGATGAGTTTAAGTTTTTCGCCTTGAGATGTTGACATAATATCGAGTTCTCGTAATTATATTGAAAACTAAGAGCCGCAATCACACTCAAAGCAGCCTAAATGGTGCCAGAACGTGATACGGAGCCAAGTCGGAGAATAGCAAATGACAGTAGAAGCGAAAACCATTGAATCTGAGAGTTCAGATGAACATTCCACCATCAATACAGAGGCAGGGGCAAAGCGGAAGCCAATCAATTTGTCAGAAAAGCCGGGAAACCTTCTTTCAAAGGAAGGTTTCGCATTGTATGTCGGTAAAACACCGGCTGCGATTGTTGCGATGGCCAAAGCAGGAAAATTGCCAGCGTTTTATATGGCTGATCCACTAAAGCCCGGGGGACATGCAGAGTTGTGGATTAGCCGTAAAGAGTGGGACAAGTTTGCTGATCAGCTTGTTGAAGATGCACCGGCAGAGTGGCACGGATGGAAAGACCGTATTAGTGCAAGTAAGCCTTGCCGTGGACGCGGCCGCGCAGCATAGAAGAGGCCAGTGATATGCAAAACCCAATCTCTTTAGCACCACTGCTCTGGAATCATCAAACCGCACGTCCCATGAATAATTCAATTACACATGGGAAAGGCCGCAAAGGAATCATTATCTGCTCACGCCGTTCTATGCGCGCGGTAGCAGTAAAACGGTTTTTATCATGGGGGAAGAAATGACAGTAATCACTGCAGCTATCGTAATGAATCAGCCTGCCGGGCTTCGCGCTGCTGTTGGTGAGCGCCTTGCGCCAGCTCGCTGGCAAACCTCTTGTGATTTCTATAACAAGATGAGCGAACGTGAACGTCTGACCATCTGTTTTCATGCTCAGTTAAGACAACGGCATTCAGTTATGAAATTGCAGGAAATGAACGATTGCGATCGTGAGCGTATTGTCTGCGCAATTGATGAGCTCCGGGCTGCTTTTGCAAAGTATCGTAGTTTCAGGATCACCAAGTCATGTTTTATCGGACGTTTAAATATTAGCGAACGTCGTACTTTATATTTTCATGCAGGATTAACGGAAGAAGAATTCAGCCAGCCATATTGGCGAATTGATGACGAAACATGCTCATGGCGAGAGGCTTTATTCCGGGCACTACGGGAATTATTTAGCCTGTTCGAAAATGCGCCGACTGTATTAACGTCGGTTCGCCCCGAAACTTACCTCCACTAATTAACCATTTTTAATTCTGCGCTTGATTGCGTAGGGAATCCCTTTGTCTGGAGCCAGAGATGAGCATAACAGTTGGTCAGGAAATGAGAAATAAAGCAGACAGCGAAGCAACGAATTGGATGTTAAATCAGGCACGAAATCAGGCTAAGGCTGATGCAGCAATCACCTTTTCCTCGCATCTGGATTCGCTAATTAGTCACGCGATTCAAGAGCAATTAGACAGGGTTGAAATTCTCGAATTACTCGGACAAGAGTCCATCCGTTTTCACAACGAAAGTTTAGAAAATAAAGGGGTGATGTAATGCCAGATTTAATGGACTCAGTGCAGGAAAGAAATCTCGAAATTTTGACTCATCAGGTAGCTGCACATCGTATTCATAGCAACGGGGTATCGGCCTCAGTCTGTGAAGACTGCGACCAGCCAATCCCTGCGGCGCGGCGCGCTGCATTTCCCGGTGTCGTGCGTTGTGTGCCATGCCAAGAAATCACCGAACAACAGAAAAAACATTTCAGGAGCTAAGCATGATTCGAATTTCTGTAGGTGACAATTGGGTTGTGACGAGTGACTGCTACCAATTCATTCTCAACAAAAAGAAAACTATTCTTTCTGGCGATAAGAAAGGGCAGGAATATTTAGAAGCCACGGCTTACTACGCCAAGATTGACCAGTTGGTGAAAGGATTACTGCACTTTCATATCAGAGATTCTGATGTCCGTACCCTTGCGGAACTGGCTGATGAGATAGCTAATATTGGAGATCTTTGCCGGGTTGCTTTTAACGTGACGCAGTCCGGTAAATAACGTGCTGATGAATGCGAGAGGGCGTATCGCGCCCTCGCCACCACCTAAACTAATAAAAGCCGACAAGGTTCCTTTTGTCGGCGCATACCCTTGGAATGCTCCCCGTCCTGCAATCTCCAAAGAAAGACCTCTTACCCGTGATGAATTCCATCAGGGGCAAGATGCCTTACGCAAAATTCAAGCGTTGCCATTTTTTCTAAGTGGCATTTTCTCTGGCCGGTATGAATACCTTAAAGAAAGCTCAGGGGTGCTGGCTGCACATCGTTACCTCATCAATGTTTTTATGCCAAGAATTTGGCCACGTATCGAGGTTGTACAGGCTAAATATGCGTTGGCCTTAAGTGGCAGAGCTAATGAAATTTTTACTGATGAGGCTGAGAGTTATCGCCAGTTAGCTGGAATGAATGATAAAGCGCTAAAACGTCTCGCGATGCAAATTTCATCCCGGCTGTTCACTGAATATGAAGAGCAGAGCGATCAGCTTCTAAGTCAGCATAACGGCGTACAAGCCAAGCTATTCACCGCCAGCGCACAGCAAAAAATTTATGGTGAGGTTGCCGGTGCTGCCCGCGTTTTTAATATCACTCCAATGCACTGGCAAAAATACTGTAAACGCAAACTGGATATGCGCTCAGCGTTCTCCAGCATCGCGCGATTGGTAAATGATGAGTGGTGGATTCGACAGTTAAAAGCGCAGCGCACGCAGTGGCGCGAATCTCTCCTGATTGCTGTTGGCGAGGTTAGTCTGCAAAAGTCTGGCTATGCCAGCAAACAGGCTATCCGGGATGTTCGGGCGCGCCGTTTAGCAAACATGGAATATCTTAAATCCTGCGATTTAGAAAACATCGAAACAGGGGAACGTATAGATCTCATCGATAAGGTTATGGGGAGTATTTCTAACCCTGAAATCCGTCGTATGGAGTTGATGAGCACTATTGCAGGTATTGAAAAATATGCTTCAGAAGTTGGTCATGTTGGCATGTTCCTCACGATAACTACTCCGTCAAAATACCATCCAACACGCATGGTCGGGAAAAAGACTGATCGCCGCGTTAATTTCAATCATAAGTGGGATGATGAGGCGTTTTCACCAAAGGATGGCCAGCGCTATCTGGTGAAAATCTGGGGCAAGATGCGTACAGCATTCAAAGATAACGGCATCAAGGTATACGGAATGCGCGTAGTTGAGCCTCACCACGACGCTACACCTCACTGGCATATGATGCTGTTTTGCGATAAAGCTCACCGTCAGCCTGCCGTTGACATCATGCGTCGCTATGCACTCCAAGAAGATGGAGATGAACGTGGGGCACAAGCTCAGCGTTTTGAGTGTAAGCATTTAAATAAAGGCGGGGCGGCAGGCTATATCGCTAAATACATAGCCAAGAATATTGATGGTTATGCTCTGGAAGGTGAGATAGACCATGAGACTGGCCGATCATTGTCAGAGACTGCCGCAGCCGTTACCGCATGGGCTTCTACATGGCGTATACCGCAATTTAAATCTATCGGTGTACCAACAATGGGAGCCTATCGCGAGCTGCGCAGATTGCCGCGTGGCGTGAGTATCGCTAGCGAGTTTGACGAACTTGTCGAAGCTGCAAGAGCTGCGGCTGACGGTGGTGATTTCGCCGCATATATTTCTGCGCAGGGTGGGGCGAATGTACCACGCGATGAGCAAACGGTAAGAACCGCCCGCCAAGTGATTGATGAGTTAAACGAGTACGACGAAGAGATCCAAAAAATCATCGGCGTTTATGCCCCTCATCTCGGCACTGACCTTATCCACGAAACACGCACAACAAAATGGCGCATTGTCGCCAAGGCTGTTGAAGTTGCCGTTCATCCTTTGAATTTAATAAGCGCCTCCGGCGCGCCTCGGAGTCCTGTCAATAACTGTGGGTTGGGTGGAAAGAAAGCCGCCGCAAATGGGCGTGATAGCCAAGCTGGGAGCGTCGTCACAACGTGCATTCCTAATAACCAGCCGCTAATTGACTGGACGGACACAGCCGCTGTGAGGGCGATTGTGGCGCGTATACGGGAAGAAACGCCGAAGGTGAGTAAATCACAGCGAAGTTTTGACCCGACAAAAGGCCGTGATGTTGCCCCTTCGGCAAGAATGACGACAGAAGAGCGGGCGCGCCTGCCTGAAATTGAGCGTGAATTGATGAAAAACAACATCACTGCGGAGCGTTGGGAGCTGGAAGCATTAAGCCGTGGGGCAAAGGTCAGCTTTGGTGATCTGGTTATGAGTTTTGAACCGTTGCCGGACTGGGCTGAATTTGAATGATGTTTATTTGCTAAGACTTAATCTGACAGATTTCGTAGGTAGAACATCATCAAATCGTACAGTGTGGTTTGAGCCCAAAACAGGTCTTGCATTATCGCGTTTAGAGAAATGCCAGGTATTTTACATCCAATAATGCAGGTTAGATTTTCCACATTGAGGAAGAAATAGCTTCACCTTCAAAAAATAAGTTATTTAATATCAATCAATTAAATAAAATCAATAGGAATTCTGATGATTTACCCATTCAGTTTATGGAAATTTATTGATGATAGTGTAAATATGGATGAACCATAAACGGATGGGACCTTTGTCGTGGCTGAAACTAAGAATATTGATGCAGTTGCAGGAATAATTTCCAATAAAATATTTAGGGAATTGAAATGGGAGGCTAGTAAACATACTGATCTTAATTGGCCGTGCTGTTTAGACTCGCATCTCAAACATAACCAAACAGATAAAACACACCCTACCGATGTTGTTTTCTTCTATAAAGATCCATATAGTGATATATATCAATACATTCAAACAGACCTTAAATCTTATTCAAATAAAACCATAACCGATTCTCAATATGGGAAATTACAATCCACAATAAAAAGCTTAGCTCAACAGGTAGATTGCAGTGTTAGAAATTCTGAATGGAAAAAATTATTTCTGAATGAGATCACTGAAAAATTTCAAGTGCATGGCATGCTTTTTATATATAATCATGATAATGAATATGATAAAGGATTACTTAATAAGCTATCAAGCGTTCTAAATTCAGAACTTAAATTCCCAACTAATTCCTGCCTCTTTATTTTAGACCCAATTACAATCAGATTTTTATTAAGCGTGACTGAAGATATATCGAAACGTAGAAATTACGAAGATTATAATGGGCAATTAACCGAAATTCTTTGGGAGAAAATACCTTCGTGGGAGAGTTGTAGTTTTTTTTATCCTGACAAGCATAATAAATTCGCATCTAAAGATAGGCTATTACCAGCAACTCTAGAAATGATTACATCAGGAATGATTTTTTTCCATTACAACCATGATTTCATCCGTGACCAAAATGGTATTAAAATCACAAAAAAGATATTAAATATTTATTGGAAAGAAGATATAACCAAAGAGGAACAGTTTGTTTTCTTAATTGAATATATATTTAACTATCAGTTATTAAATCAGTTCGATAAGATTTTTATTGTTACACCTTTTAGTTCCTCTTCTTCTATATTTTTGAGCGATGCAATTACAACTTACTCTAATCTTTATTCTTTTACACTTGATAAATTGAAACGCCTAAGAGAACAATTACATAACATATCAATTGACACTACAACCTCCAGCATATTTCCATTTAGAGTAATTAGTAAAGATGTGAAGAAAATTTGCGATTTTTCTGGAGATTTGAAATGAATAAGTATCAAGCAACAATATTCTCAACTGACAGCGATATATATACAGCTCTGCAGTCAAATAAAGTTAAACTATCAGATAACTCTATCCGTGAGATTGCATTTAATCGCGGGGTTTTGTTTTCATCAAATATTGAAAGAGATACGTTGATAGAAAAAATGTCAGAGCTTCCATTCTCATATTCTGACGTTGTATCAATCCAGGATAAATTGGCAACAAATACAAATCATGAAATATATTCGATCTTACGTATTTATGAGGGATTTGATGTTAATAATCTCTATGAAGTCGTAGAAAATGTTAAATTAGAAAGAAACGATAAATATAGAGAAGAAAGTATCACTCATAGCGGTGGCTTAGGCACATACACAATTGAAGTAACTTATACAGAATACGATTTTAGACGAGGTAAATTTCAACAAAAAAAATTAAATGGTGGAAAAATAAGCTTCATTAAATCTAAGAATTTTACATCAGTACGATTCACTCAAACAAAAAAAATCACAAGCATCTTAAATGATATCCTTTATTACTATAAAGCCAAAGTTTTAGATGCAATTAATATTCAGCATATTGATCTTGCTCACATTTCAGACCAGAAACTGAGGAATATGTTCGCCAAGCATCTCTATGATTTTGACAATAGGTTTACACTCGATGGTTTTAATTACTTTGGCCTTGAGAAAGTTAGGTTAAGCAGAATCAAAACGATATTTGAAGATGATACAGATGAGTTGAATAGTCCCCCTTCTGATTTAAGCTCAGATTATGATGGAGATGAAGAAGATGAAAGCTCGCAAGGAATGATAACTAAAAGCGAGGAAAACAAAAAAGATGAGCACAACAGAGTGTTTAGGCTTAACAATGCATCTTATGATGGGCATTCTTTAGTTGATGCTAAGCAGATTGAGGAGTTGTGTGATGAAGGTTTCTATAGAAGTTTCATAAGGTGGAAGTCACGAGTCACTCTACTTAGTAACAAACCAATTGTCACATTTGAAATAGGATTCGAGGACAAGCATTTTTGTCGTGAAATTAAAATAAGAATACTTCACAAACAATTTTCTTATTCAGGAGATGATAAAGAAAAGATTGAACCTCATGAGTTTGATATAATTATAAAGTCATTAGAGGATAGAATATTTAATGCAAATGATTTAATCATAGAAGAACTGGCTAAGCATACCTCAACACCAATCAAAACCTTAAAAAAAGAACCGGAGGCTGAAGAATGATAAAAGTCAAGGTCTTTCACACTGATGAACATCTACTCAGGGACTTAGCTCTTAGCAAAGTTAACTCAAAAAGCTATAATGACAATGATGGATTTGGATTTTTTATTCAAGATGACTTTTCTCATTATTGCAAAGTTCAATATGTTGAAAAAAATACAATTGAAAGACAAATCGAAACACCATTAGGTGATTTGAGTACTATTCAAGAGGTAACATATTACAAATTTTTCTTTATCCTAAGATATGGTTGTAACAATTCAATAATATTTTTGAACCCTCCGAGAAATATGAAATATGCTTCAGATATTGTTCGTAGTCTCATTCCGGAAGGCTGTCATGTAAGCCAATTAAAGTTAGATTTAAAGAATACAATTGAAAATATTAAGCACATACGCAAGGGAAAGTTAAAGAGCGCTACCCTTAGTAATATTCTTTATGATACTCAGACCCATGCAAAAACTAAATTAAACTCAATAGATGACTTATATGATTTTTATTCTGTTAACTTCATGAAAACAATTGCAAAAGTAGATAGTGCTATTTTTGATATCGACGGTAAGCTTTATGAGTTGACAGAGTCAGGACGAGTTAATTTCCAAGGTGAAGATATTGAGTCTGTATTTGACATTTTTTGAAAAATAACGCCCTGGAATATTAGGGCGTTATGCTTTTTAAGCAGGCCCGAAAAATCTACCATTCAAAATTACTTATTTTTTTAAAATGAGATAAAAAACCCTCCAATTTATAGAGCTTTCTAATATTTATCAAAAAAACTAAATCATTCTGGTTTGTAGGCTATATTTTTTTTGCAAGCATGATCACCTTTGTCCGAATTAGAAAAGCTAGATCTCATCATAATCTTGCGCCTTATTTCTATAAATATTTTCTTGCCGAGCTTTACCCTAGAGGCTGTGCGGGTGATATACGTTATAGAGCCCATTACCCACTCCTCGCTGAATGATATACCGTGGCGCTCTCCATGTCCGCTTCAGGCACTGAGCCATCTGTCGCATAAGGTTTGGTTCCGTGCCGTCGTTGTGTATAGTCAAGTCTGAGCTGATACAAATGATGTGTATCGAGCGCAGTCATATGGGTGAACAATGCATGCATCATGAGCATGGTTTTGCATGATCCAGAAAGGATCAAAAAACACCTGCTCCCCCCTCTGGCCATGCTTTGTGGCGATCCGGGTCACGCATTAAAAATGGTGAGCTAAGTCAGAAGCGGGCAGGCGGGTAACATTGCGCGCGCAGTTTAACAATGTTGCAAAATCGGGACTAACTATAACGTTGTGAAGTGTTATATCTGACCTGACGTGTTTTGGCATCTTAATGGATGTAAATAACATGTTTACGAAATACTTGGGTGGCGTAAAGCGACAAATAAAAGGGAAAACAGTGATTACCATTATTGTCCTAATCAATGCAAGACAAGACAAGCTCTCCGCAAGGATTGAGGTTGTATGTGCTAGTTGTTGGTTCAACGCCGTTTGACTTCAAAAAAATCCATTTAGTACCATAAGCGAATGTTCATTCAGTCATTACTAAGTACAGATACTATAAAAAATTTCTTATAACTTGAGGAGGTGATTCTATGTGCACCTAGAATGATTCAAACTTAGGTCTGTAGTTCGTTGTTATTCTGTAAATGATAGGATAAGCTCTATGCGCTAGCGTTACAAAAAATGGTTAATCATCGTTAGTGCTAACGGCTCTTTGAATACTCCCCCCGTTTGAACATAGCTTTCATGTTAAGAGGAAATAAATCATATGGATATTATAAAAATCAAAGAAGAAATTTATGACTCAATTCAGATTGGTGATATCTCCAGGTCAGTAATAGATAAACTGATAAAAGTAGATGGGAAGATATTACCTAAAGAGTGTGAGCTATGGGATTTTAAAAAAACTTTTGAAGAAACTAAAGATGCGTATCTTAAAACACTCAAGTCTATTGTTAGCTTTCATAACACTTACGGTGGCTACATAATATATGGTATAGACGAAGTTGAGAAGGATACATCTTTTAATGCTTGTGGTATCAAAAGAAGTCTCATTAATCAGCAAAAACTTAGAGGCCAGTTTGATCGGTATTTTAATCAACGCTTAGATTTAACATATGAGGAAATATTAATATCTGTGGGGGATGAAGAAGTTCTAATAGGACTTCTCCATATACCTAAAAGAAATAGGAAGACTCATTCAATAGCTGCAACAATAGAGGGAGTTGATTCGAAAGGTTCAATCGTCTTAGCCAAGGACGCTGCCTACATTAGAAAGTTAGACGAATGCAAACAAGTTATCTCCCAAACTGACTTCGAATTCCTTGTGTCCGAACGAAATTTATCTTTAGGAAGAGAAGGTAAGAAATCAAGAAAGAATATTATTGATCACAACTTACCAGACAGAAACTTCATATGCCCAGAATTTATCGGCAGATTTGATATCCTACAAGAACTTTGGTCTTGGCTGTCAGATGATTTTCAGTATGTTAAGGTTTTGGCAGCTGATGGCGGCAAAGGGAAAACTTCCATTGCTTATGAGTTTTGCCAATTAATTATAAAGTCAGGAACTGAAATTTTTGAACAGGTAATTTGGTTGACTGCAAAGAAAAAACAATTCAAAGCTTATTACAACGAATATGTTGAAACACCTGAAACTCATTATAAAGATATCGAATCTCTCCTTAGAGAAATATGCTTGAGGACAGGTTATCTCGTAGACGAAGTTAATGACTTTACCTTTCAACAACTGCAAAGATCTGCTCGTGACGGTATGAAGTTAATTCCATCGTTTGTTGTTGTGGATGATATTGACTCAAACTCTCCTGAAGAACAAAAACGCATAATGGAGATGGCTCGCTCAATATCTAATACGACCTCTCGAGTATTGATGACGACTAGGGCAAATAATATTTATTCAAATGACTCGTCAATACTGGTTCCAGGTTTGGAAGGTAAAGAATATGAAGATTTAATTAATTCCCTTTGTATTTCTCTTAAGTTGCAGAAATATAATGAACATAATATAAATAAATTAAATATAGCGTCAGAAGGTTCACCATTATTTACTGAATCAATCCTGAGACTATGTAAACTTGGTCTCTCAGTTGAAAAAGCTATTATAGATTGGTCAGGAAAAGGTGGTGATGCAGTACGAGAAGCGGCATTGAGAAAGGAAGTTTCAGAACTTTCACCTGAAGCGATAAAAATTCTATTAACTATTAGCTATATAGGTTCTTTATCACGAAGCGAGTTACATCAATATACTGACTTGGAAAATATTGAAATTAGTGAGGCAATTGAACAACTTGGAAATCTCTTCCTTATTAATAGTATAGAGTTTATTGAAGAAGAACCTAGATTTGAAAGCACATCGTCAATCAGTAAACTCGTTCTTTCTATTGCAAATGATATTGTTCCCAATGCTGAGCAATATATCAGTCGGGTTAAGGAAATTTATGAGGGTCTTGAAGCGAATGCCACGATACATATCCCTGAAGTTGGCGCTGCAGTTAGACAATGCAATTCTCTTTTGAAAGATGGCAGGTTTGATGACGCAAGGAATACAGTTCTTTCACTTATAAAAAAACCAAGATATAAAGAGAATAGTGATCTTTATTTTATTTTAGCTAAGACAGATTATGAGGATCCTAGTGTTAGCGATGAAGTTGCAAGGAAGTCTTTAGCTGAAGCGTTCATCAAAGGTCAGAGAAAACCTGCATTTTTTGAAATGTGGTATCAGACTGAATATACTCATGGGAGTAGTAGTGCAATTTTAGATGTATGTAATAACGCACTTAGAAGTGTGGGGAAATTTGATGTTCAGTGGGGTGAGAGATTCGTAGATATTAGTTATTCCTTAGCCATGAACACGGAAAACTATGATAAAAAAATTCGTTATCTTGTTGATTGCTATGAGTGCTCATCAAGGCTGATAAAACAATCTAAAAAAGAAAAATGGGAAAAATTCAGGCAGTTAAATATTTTGACTGTGGATACTATTTGGGATATTTCCATTAACAACTCCATGTATGAAATTGCTGGTCGGGCGATCATGAATGCTATTAATGGTGGTGACATAAGGAGCGCCAACTTCAACAGAATTATTGAAGTCTCAAAATATTTTGAAGACGAAAAAACTGTTTCTGATGAAGCTTTTCGCGACCTTAAATATAACCTTGAATGGGCACCCAAACTTGTTAGAAGCAGTAACACTACCAGAGAAGCTTTGGCTCTTAAACTGGAGCAAGCATATCGAAACTTGGAAGCATCAGTACGTAACAAGAAAATGCAGGTGAAAGTTTAGATTCACATGCTGCAAATAACGATTAGATCAGATTTGAGATAAGGCAGCAAAGCCCCTACAAGGGGCATTGCTATACTACTCCGGCGTAAGCTCATAAGAAGTAAACCTGATCAGCTCCTCCCCAAACCACGCATTTAACTCTTTAAACCGCTCCTGTAACGGTGTCAGTTCATTGCGGACAAACACCTGAGACGCCTTCACCGAATCACCAAACCCGCCGCTGTTCTCCGGAATGATCCCCATCATCTGCGGCGGAACGCGGTGCGCGCACAGCAAATCGTTCTGGCTGGCTTTCTTGATATTAAAGAAGTCGTCTTTCGTCGCGACTTCACTCAGCGGCAAAATCTTTATCCCGTCTGGCTTACCGTTCGGCGCGTACATGAACAGGTTGCGGAAATTGCCCAGCCCTTTGGTGTCCCGCATCGCTTTACGCATCTGATCGATATCAGAGCTGCTTTGTGCCGCGTCGGTCATATACAGGATATATCCGGCGTGCGCGCCGTTCTGGTAATACTTACGACGGAACAGCGTGGCAGCCTCATTGAGCCAGGCTGAATTCAGGGCGCTGAGATATTCCGGCAGGCCGTACAACTCCTGATTAATATCCGGCTCAATCAGATGAAACACGCTGCCTGCTTCGAACTGGTGCGCGTCCTTCCATTGCTGCACAAACCAGTAAGTATCTGGCTCAACGCCGCGCCGTGCATATTTTGCAGGCACGGTTTTCATCACCACGGCATCGCCGAGCTGGTTGCGGATCACTTCTAAAAACGCATTCCCGAATACCAGGTAATCCAGGGCGAACCGGCTGAACTCCTGTTGTGATAACAACGGGTGCGGGACAAAGGTCGAAGCCAGAATATTACGTTTCACATACAGCGATGAGCTGTGATGAACCGCTGCGCGCAGCGTGCGAGCCAACCCGTCAAAGCTGACCGGCGGCTCATACCACTGGCCGTTCCCCGTGCATTCGATGTAGTCTAGGATTTCGCGGCGGTCTAACACCGGCGTCGGGTCGCCAAAGCTGAACGCCTCCGCGCCGCCGGTCTGCTGTGTGGTGGCGGTGACTGTGTTTTGTGCTGCCTTGCGGAATTTGCGCTTACTCATAATTAATAAAACTCCAGAATGTTAGGGCTTTGGCCGCCGTTCGCGGCGGTCAGGGGTTCGTTAAGCAGTGCGTGCATGATTGCCCAGGCGACATCCGCGTGGCTGGCCTCCTCGCTGCGACTGGCCTCGTAGGTGGAGCGGCTGCCGCTGGCGGTCATGGTTTTGCGAATAGCCATGAATGAAGAGGTGATGTCTTTATGATTGGTGTCGTATTCCAGGCGGCCGGAAGTGATAGTGTCTTTCGCTTTCAGTACCATTTTCGTTTTGGTTTCCGGGCTGTAGCGGATTTCCATCGCGGCGGGGAAGAACTGGCGAACCAGCTGGAAAACGCCCTGACCGATGCCGGTGGCGTCCACGCCGATGTATTCCACGCAGTACCGTTTTGTTAACTCCTCAATGCTTTTCGCCTGGGCGGCAAAGTCCATGCCTTTCCACTGGTGGCGTTCCAATACGCGGAATTTGCCCCCGTCCACCAGCGGCGGAGCCACCACGGCGCAGCCTGCGCTGTCGCCGGTGTGTGACGGGTCGTAGCCAATCCAGACGGCGCGATAGCCAAACGGACGCACGGCGAACGGGCTGAAATCCTGCCATTCCTCCGCACTTTCCACCATGCAGCGCTGCAGCTCGGCGAACGGGAATACCGACGTCTGATCGTCAACAAACTCACACATAAACAGGTTGCGGAAGTCTTCCGCGCTGTTCTCCTGTTTCAGCGTGTCGATGTTGAACAGGTTGCAGCCACCGGCTAACGCGTCCTCAATGGTGACGATTTGCCGCCACTGCCCATCCTCACAAAGCCGCCCTTTTGCCAGGGAGTGATGCCCGATGTCCAGCTCAATCCGGTCGTTCGGATTTTCCCGCCCCTTGTTGAACAGTTCGCCTGACCAGAACGGATAAGCGCCGTGCGTCAGTGCTGACGGGGTAGAGAAATAGGTGGTGCGCAGATGTTCCTGCGACGCCATGCCGCTGGCAACCTTGCGCAGCTTCTGGAAGTTCGGGATCCAAAAGATTTCGTCCACGTACAGGTCGCCGTTATGGCTTTGGGCTGTGTTGGAGTTGGTACCTAAAAAAATCAGCTTTGCGCCGTTGTTGCCGAGCACAATCGGGTCGCCGGTCAGCTCAACACCGGCGAGGCGCGCAAACTGAATGATGTACTCACGAAAGACGTAAGCCTGGGTTTTACTGGCGGAGAGAAAAATCTGGTTATGGCCGGTTGCCAGGGCACGCAGTAACGCTTCGCGGGCAAAGAAGAACGTCGCGCCGATTTGTCGCGATTTCAGGATGTCGCGGATCCGGTGTTTAAGCCCCGCGTCGTACCAAATGCGCTGATAAGGGAAACACTTCTTAAAGAAAATTTGCTCCAGCTCCGCCAGTGACTCCTCGCTGAAAAAGTTCTTTGTTGGCTTCTTGCGCTCGCCCTTGTTCCGGTTGGCAATCTTCGGATTTAAATCCACCTCATTGCCGCTCTGACCGTAGCGGTTCACCCTGGCCAGGCGCTCCATTAACCGGCCTAACGCCTCCATTTCCTTATAGTCCGCATTCCCTTTGACGTCTTTGGTGGTGAGCTGAATAAGGCGCGCTTCCAGGCTGGATTCCACACGAGCAATGGGCGCGACGTTGTCCCAGGCGTTGCGTGTTTTCCAGCTCTGCACCGTCGGTAACTTTTGGTTCAGCATCTCCGCAATCTGACGCACAGAAAACCCCTGCCAGTAAAGCAGTGCCGCCTGTCGCCGTGGGTCGCTGATGATGGTTGAGTTTGTCATTTTCATGACTGCCACGTTAACGAGCGGCCTGCTGATTTTCCTGCTGTCCACGTTGTGCCATCGAGCATCAACCCGCCTCGGCTGGCGATGTCGGGCGTGTGTCTGGAAACTGGGATTTCTCAGCAGCACACACCGACTGGAGTCCGACACATGGCAACAAAAGCAAAGCGCTTTCGCATCTGTACCGAAGGGGCAACCACCGACGGGCGCGAAATCACCCGCGAGTGGATTGAACAGATGGCGGCGACCTATGACCCGAAGGTTTACGGCGCACGCATCAACATGGAGCACATCAAGGGCTATTTCCCTGACAGTGCGTTTCGTATGTACGGCGATGTCACCGGCGTTTACGCCGAAGAAGTGGCAGACGGCGCGCTGAAAGGCAAGCTGGCACTGTATGCCGATATCGACCCGACGCCGGATTTAGTCTCAATGGTGAAAGCCCGCCAGAAGGTTTACACCTCCATCGAAGTGAACCCCTCGTTTTCCGATACCGGCAAAGCCTATCTGATCGGCCTGGCGGTAACCGACAGCCCCGCCAGCCTCGGCACCGAATACCTGCAATTCAGCGCGAAGGCACAGCAAAACCCGCTGGCGAGCCGCAAACAGGATGCCGGAAACCTCTTTACCGCCGCCGAAGAAACGGCGTTCGAGTTTGAGGAAGAGAAACCGGCCGCGCCGTCGCTGTTCTCCCGCGTGAAACAACTGCTTTCCAGCAAATCCGCCTCAGATGATGCCCGTTTTAAAGATGTGCATGACGCCGTGGAAGTGGTGGTGGAACACGTCGAAACCGGCCTGAAAGCCACTGATGAAAAGCTGTCCGCGCTGGAGATTTCCGTGACAGAACGTCTGAACGCGCTGGAACAAACCGTGAAAGATGACCGCGAACAGTTCAGCACGCTGAAAGGCAAGCTGGAGAAGTCCGCGCCGCAGAGCTACACGCAGCGCCCCGTTTCCAGCGGTGGCGGCAAGGGTGATGCAGCCCATTTCACCGACTGCTAAGTACAACTTTTTTCGCGATTAACCCGTTAACCCATTTGGAAAAAACGCATGAAACAAACAACCCGATTTCAATTTAACGCCTACCTGTCCCGCATTGCTGAACTGAACTCGGTGGACACCGGCGACCTGGATAAAAAATTCAGCGTGGAGCCGTCGGTGACGCAGACGCTGATGACCCGCGTGCAGGAATCCTCTGCGTTCCTGCAGATGATTAACATCATTCCGGTCGATGAAATGAAGGGTGAAAAGGTCGGCGTGGGCGTGTCCGGTTCCATTGCCAGCACGGCGGACACCAGCGGCACCGGTGAACGCCAGACGGCTGACTTTAACACCCTGACCGCTGAGGGCTATGAGTGCCGCCAGACGAACTACGATTTCCATTTCCGTTACGCGACGCTCGATCTCTGGGCACGTTATCAGGATTTCCAGGCGCGTTTACGTGACGCCATCGTGAAACGCCAGGCGCTGGATCGCATCACCATCGGCTTTAACGGTGTTGAGCGTGCGGCAACCTCAGACCGCGCTAAATATCCGCTGTTGCAGGACGTGAACGTGGGCTGGCTGCAAAAGTACCGCGAGAATGCGCCGGAGCGCGTGATGAGCAAGATTCTCGGCGAGGATGACGCCGTGATTTCCGAGACTGTTCGCGTCGGTGCCGGGGGTGACTTTGAGAACCTGGACGCGCTGGTGATGGATGCCACCAACAACATGGTTGACCCGATTTATCAGGACGATACCGGCCTGGTGGTGATCTGCGGCCGTCAGTTGCTGGCAGACAAGTATTTCCCGCTGGTGAATAAGGCGCAGGAGAACTCCGAAAGCCTGGCGGCGGATATGATTATCAGCCAGAAGCGCATCGGTAACTTACCGGCGGTGCGCGTGCCTGGCTTCCCTGCCAATGCGTTCATGATCACCCGTCTGGATAACCTGTCCATTTACTGGCAGGACGGCACGCACCGCCGCCACATCGAAGAAGTGCCGAAGCGTGACCGTATCGAAAACTACGAATCCATTAATGAGGATTTCGTGGTGGAAGATTATCGCGGCGGCTGCCTGGTCGAAAACATCCAGCTCGGCACCTTCAAAGCTGCCGCGCCTGAATCAGCGGAATAAAGGGGGACGTCATGATTAGCCCTTGCCGTCGTCACATGTTGCGACAGTCCGCCATCATCGCCGCACAGCAGGCCGCCGGTCAGTTGACCCATGCCACCGGCTACGAACTGCAAATGCAAAAGCTGAATGCGGATAAACAGGCACTGCACAAGCTCCAGTCCTTCCAGGCCAAAGCTGCGTTAAAACGCAAGCTGCTACCTGAATACGCCCCGTGGGTGTCGGGCGTGCTCGCCGAAGGGAACGGCGCACAGGATGCCATCCTGATGACCGTGATGATCTGGCGGATTGACGCCGGTGATATTGCCGGTGCGCTGAACATTGCCCGCTACGCCTTTAAGCACCGGCTCGCGATGCCGTTCGGCACCCGCACGGCGGGCTGCGCCTTCACCGAGGAAGTGATCGACCAGGCCGCCCGTGCCCGCGCTGCCGGTGAGGCGGTCAGTATCGACCTGATGCTGGAGGTGCTGGAACTGACTGACAGCGAAGATATGCCCGATAAAGTCCGTGCGCAGTTGCACAAGATTATCGGCTATCTCTACCGCGACGGCGGCAAGGACACCTTAGCCCTGGAGCGTCTGAAAAGTGCCTTAATTCTCGACGGCAAATCAGGCGTAAAAAAAGACATTGAGCGCCTGGAGTCTGCCATTAAAAAGGCATCCAGCAGCTAAAAAGCATGCGCCCCGCGCAGGGCGGCACGCCAGCCGAGACCGGTCTTTGACCTTGTTCGACGCTGGCGTCCACCGCCCCCCATTCAGAGGTCACTATGTCCCTTGTTGTACCTGCACCAAAGCCGGACGCCGCGACGGAACCCGCGATTAAAAATACCCATTTCTGGCCTGATGTGGATCCGGTTGAGCTGCGCGACACGCTGCGCCTGGAGGGCACCGTCACGGCGAAACGTCTGCGCACCGCCGCAAAGTTTGCCATGACCGAAGTGAACGCCGAGCTGTACAGCTTTCGCGATGCGCAGATTTCTCAGGGCTTTAAACGCCTGGCGGATGTCCCCGCCGATCAGATTGATGATGAAAGCGTGAAGGTCTGCGCCTATCAGCGCGCCGTGGCGTCTATCGCGGCGGCCTTCCTGGCGGAGCGTTATCCGAATAACGACACCACCGACAAAGGTAGCAAAAAGGCCGAAATCGTGGAAAGCACGGTGGATGATTTATGGCGTGACGGACGCAACGCGATCAGCGACGTCGCCGGTGTGTCTCACTGCATCATCGGGCTGCTCTGATGAAAGTCTATGCCGAACAGGGTGACACCGTGGATTCGCTTTGCTGGCGGTACTACGGGCGTACGGGATCGGTCGTTGAGCAAGTTTACGCGGCTAACGTTGGCTTAGCCGCACAGGGGGCAATCCTGCCCCATGGCTACGCGGTGGAGCTGCCGGACATAAGCCTGGCCGCAGTCAGTGAAACCGTCTCACTTTGGGACTGATGACCATGGAGCGCATCACCTCGTTTATCTGTTATTGCATTGCCGTGTTTCTGGCCTGGCTGGGGGGAATGTCTTATCAGGATATCGCCTTTCTTGTGGGTGCCGCCGTCGGCGTCGCGACCTTCCTGGTGAACTGGTACTACCGGCGCAAAACGTACCGCCTGCTGAAAGCAATGGGCATCAGTGGAGAAATCAATGCAGCCATCAATCGTTAGGCGCTGCGCCATCGCCGCTGTCCTGGCGATTGCCGCGCTGCTGCCGCAAACGCCAACGTTGAAAACCTCCGCCGCCGGTCTGGCACTGATTGCCGATTTTGAAGGCTGCCGCCTGTCCGCCTATCAGTGCAGCGCGGGCGTCTGGACAAACGGCATCGGGCACACCGCAGGCGTGAAACCACAAACGCAAATCAGCGAACGGCAGGCCGCCGTGAATCTGGTGGAAGACGTGATGCGGGTGGAGAAAGGCATTGCGCGCTGTATGCCGGTTGCCATGCCGCAGCCGGTGTATGACGCCGTGGTGTCCTTTGCGTTTAACGTCGGCGTGACGGCGGCGTGTAAATCCACCCTGGCATTTTTCATCAACAAGGGTGAATGGCGAAAAGCCTGCGAACAGTTGCCGCGTTGGGCGTTTGTGAACGGTGTCCGCGTCACCGGCCTGGAGCGCCGCCGCGCGAATGAGCTGGCCTACTGCCTGCGGGGAGTCTGATGCGCGTTTTAATTTTGTTACTGCTGGCAGCCTGCGCACTAGCGGGGCTGCAAACCTGGCGTATTGGTGGCCTGCATGATGAAGCCGACCAGGCGCAGCGCATTATTGGCACGCTGTCCGTCGGTATTGAAAGCCGCGACAACGCCATTAATCGCCTGAACGATGAGGCCGTAACGCGGGAACGCCAGGAACAAAGCTTGCGCACCCAGCTCTCACGGGCGGGTCAGTTGGCGCGGGATCGTGAAATTCACATTCAAAGGTTACTCAATGAAAATCAGGAAATGCGCGAATGGTATAGCGTTCGTCTGCCTGACGGTATTGGCCGGATGCACGCGCGTCCCGCCTTTACCAGCGCCGCAGATTATTTACGTTGGCTGTCCGGCGCTAACCAGTTGCCCGATACCGGCAAGCTCACCGGTAACGAACGGAGACTTAAGCAGTGATGTCAGAAACCTGGAGGCCGCGCTGACCGCCTGCGGCCTCCAGGTGGAAGCGGTCAAACAATGCCAGGAGGAACACCGTGTTAAAACCCGCCCAACTGAGAAAAGCATTAACTGATGCGGTGCCGGTGCTGCAAACCAGCCCCGACACCTTGCGGATGTTTGTGGATAACGGGCGTATCGTTTCCACGTTAGCCAGCTCGCTGTCGTTTGAATACCAATATCAGACTGAGTTGCTTATCACTAACTTTGCCCAGGACTGCGATCTGATTATTGTCCCGATCCTGGCGTGGTTGCGTGAGAACCAGCCGGACATCATGGCGACACCGGAAAAGCAGCAGAGCGGCTTTAAGTTTAAGGCCGATATGCTGGATGATGGTTCCTACGATATCGCGATTGATGTGCAGCTCACCGAGCGCGTGATCGTGAAACAGATTGATGCCGGTCTGTATGTGGAGCATTTTCCGGAACCGCCTCTGCCAGAGCCAGTGGAAAGGCCGCGTGAACTGTATCTGCATGGCGAGTTAGTGAGTCAGTGGAATGAATGAGCTTTCAGCGTTTGATACCCGCCTGGCGGGGCTGATAGCCGCGCTGTCACCACAAAGCCGGAAGGCGATGGCGGCGACCATTGCGAAGCGTCTGCGCAAACATCAGCAGCAGCGCATTAAGCAGCAGGTCACGCCGGAAGGGCAGCCGTTCACGCCGCGCCGCCCGCAGCCGTTGCGGGCAAAGAAAGGCCGCATTAAGCGGGAAATGTTCGCCAAACTGCGCACGGCAAAATACATGAAGGCCAAAGGTACCGCTGACGACGCGGTGGTGGAATTCACCGGACAGGTGCAACGGATGGCGAAAGTGCATCAGTACGGCCTGCGGGATCGCCCGTCCGTCCGGGCAAAAGAAATTCAGTATCCGGCGCGCCCGTTGTTGGGGCTGGACGCGGAGGATATGAAGATTGTGGAAGATGAATTGCTGAAACTGCTACGTTAATGAATAGAGAAAAACAGGTTGATTTTCAGCAAGATACAGTCTTAAAGTATATGTTGTTTTAATATTTTAAGGATGAAAAAATGGAAGAGTTAGGCAGCAGCATTTTAAAATATCATGACATAATTAAAGAAATACTTTATGTAGCAGTCGCTTTTATTGTCGTTTGGTATTTTTATTTAAGAGCAGGCTCAAGTTATAGCATGATGTCTAGGTTGTGGGGAATATTGATAGGGTCGAAGGGTTTTAAAAGTAATGAAATATCAGAATTGATGCAAGAAAGAGAAGATATAGATAAATTTAACTTCATCTTCAATGTTAAGGCCACAAGCATAGAGCAAATAAAAAGACTTCAAAAAAGAGTAAAAAAACAAAACCTCGACATAAAATTAATATCCCGTTCAAAAGGACATTTTTATATTAATACTTGCAAACTAAAGGTGCCGAAAGAGAAACAAATTTTTGGAACACTATTACTCTCGGCTGTGCTATTTTTTTGCACATTATCTGTATTGCAACTGGCAATAAAACCCGCCGCGATGTTTGAGTTTAATGACAGCAGCACATGGTTTTGGGTAAATAATCAATATGCGGAAAAATACATCCCCCCAATCCCAATAGTCAGTTCGTTTTTTGATTATTGGAGATTTGATAATGATACATGTACCAGTAAAGATTTCTCTGTAGAGAAATTGTCAGCTACAACAAAACTCACTAACAAAGAAATTACAGCCATATGCGAGATATTCAAAGGTGGAAAAACACCTTACGTAATTGAAAAGGCAATTATGGGGCAAAAAGCTGCTTATTTTATTTCACTTCTCCCTTTATTCTTTTCTTTAATATGCTTTAGGGATTTTATATACATGCTTTATACTTACGACCTTCGCTATGCCTTGCTTAAAAAAAAGGGGAAAATTAAACCTCGTCATAAAACAAAATATGTTGGGAGTTGACCCCCTCAGTAAATACTCTCCTAATGAGATTCTTATCTGAATTGCCCACGTTGTGCCACCAGTCATCAACCCGCCTCAAATTGTATGCCGCCTGACAGGGCGGCATTCTTTTATCCATGAATACATCCATCCCCCACAACGACATTCCGCGCCTGCTGCGCAACCTGATCCGCATTGGCACCGTTGCCGACGTGGATTTAGATGCGGGCACCTGTCGCGTAAACACCGGCGGCAACGTCACCGACTGGTTGCACTGGCTGACCTCCCGCGCAGGGCGCGCCCGTTCCTGGTGGGCACCGTCCGCCGGTGAGCAGGTTTTGCTGTTCTGCCTGGGCGGTGAGCTGGATACCGCCTTTGTGATGCCTGGCGTTTTCTCTGATGAATTTCCTGCGCCGTCGGGGTCAGCCGATGCTTTGCACGTCACTTTCCCTGACGGTGCAGTGATCGAGTACGAACCCCAAACCGGCGCACTGCTGGCAACCGGTATCAAGTCCGCCACGGTAAACGCGTCGGAAAAAGTCGCGGTGACTGCACCGGATATCACCTGCAAGGCGAAAACGCGTATCACGCTCGACACGCCGGAGGTGGTCTGCACTAACAAACTCACCACCGCCACCATCGAGATAAAAAAGGGTGGCACCCTAACCGGCAACCTCACCCATTCAGGCGGCAGCATCACGTCAAACGGCATTGTCGTTCATACCCATAAACACGGCGGCGTCCAGACGGGCGGCGGTCAGACGCAGGTGCCTTCATGAGTAATGCAAAATACATTGGCCTGGCTCGCGATACGGGGCGCAGCGTCGAAGACCTGGCACATATTCAGCAGTCGGTCAGCGACATTTTGCGCACGCCCGTCGGTTCCCGCGTCATGCGCCGTGACTATGGTTCACTGCTATCGATGCTGACTGACCGCCCGCAGAATGCGGCGCTGCGCCTGCAAATCATGGCGGCCTGTTACAGCGCGATCCTCAAGTGGGAGCCACGCGTCAGCCTCACCGGCATCAGCTTTGAAACGACGTTTGACGGGAAAGCGGTGGTGGAACTCACCGGCACCCGCAAAGACACGTCCGCCGCCATTTCCTTAACCCTTCCTGTGAGCTGAATTATGGCAACGATTGATCTCAGCCAGTTACCCGCCCCCGACGTGGTGGAGGTGCTGGATTACGAAATCCTCCTGGCGGAGCGCAAAGCCACGCTGGTGTCGCTTTACCCCGAAGACCAGCAGGCCGCCATCGCCCGCACGCTGACGCTGGAGTCCGAGCCGATTGTCAAACTGCTGGAGGAGAACGCTTACCGCGAAGTGATCCTACGTCAGCGGGTTAACGAGGCGGCGCAGGCGGTGATGCTGGCTTATGCCAGCGGAACAGACCTGGACAATATCGCCGCCACGTTCAGCGTGGCGCGCCTGACCATCACCCCTGCGGATACGGTCAGCGTGCCCGCCGTGGCGGCAGTGATGGAAAGCGATGCGGATTTGCGTATCCGGGCGCAGCAGGCGTTTGAAGGGCTGAGCGTGGCCGGTCCGGTCGGTTCCTATGAGTATCACGGGCGCTCGGCTGACGGGCGGGTGGCGGATATTTCGGTGGTAAGTCCCTCGCCTGCCTGCGTGACGATTTCCGTGCTGGCACAGACCGGCAACGGCACCGCGCCCGCCGACCTGCTGGCGAAAGTACAGGCCGCGCTCAATGACGAGAACGTGCGCCCCGTGGCTGACCGCGTGACCGTCCAGTCAGCAACCATCGTGAATTACACCATTGACGCCGTGCTGTATCTGTTTCCGGGTCCGGAAGCTGAACCTATCCGCGAAGCTGCCGAAGCCAAGCTTATCGCTTACACCACCGCACAGCACCGGTTAGGCCGCGACATCCGGCTGTCGGCGATTTATGCCGCGCTGCATGTTGAAGGTGTGCAGCGGGTGGAGCTGAAAAGCCCCGCCGCTGACATCGAGCTGGATAAAACGCAGGCGTCATTCTGCACCGCGTACACCCTGAAAGTGGGCGGCTACGATGAGTGATCGCCTGCTGCCCGTCGGTTCCTCCGTGCTGGAGGTGGCCGCCGCCGACGCCTGCGCCGCGCTTGAAAACGTGCCGGTGCCGCTGCGGCAGCTTTGGGATCCGCTGACCTGTCCGGCGAAGTTTTTGCCTTACCTGGCGTGGGCGCTGTCGGTTGACCGCTGGGATGAAAACTGGCCTGTCGCCACCAAGCGCCGCGTCATTCAGTCGGCCTGGTTCATTCACTGCCATAAGGGAACTATCGGTGCCATCCGGCGCGTGGTGGAGCCGCTCGGCTACCTGATTAACGTGACCGAGTGGTGGGAAACGAATGATGAACCCGGCACGTTTCGGCTGGATATCGGCGTGCTGGAAACCGGCATCACCGAAGACATGTATTTAGAAATGGAAAGGCTGATAGCTGACGCCAAACCGGCCAGCCGCCATCTGATTGGCCTGACCATCACCCAGGATATTAAAGGCGACGTTTACACCGGCGCGGCGCATTACCTGGGCGAACTGCTGACCGTTTACCCCGCATAAGAGGACGTTATGAGCACATTTAAATCCGTTGTCACCACCCTCGGCCAGGCACGCATTGCGGCAGCCATTGCGGCGGGGACTGACATCAATATCACGCATCTTGCCGTCGGCGACGGCAACGGCAAGGCGACCACGCCGGTCGCCACACAGACCAAGCTGGTTAAAGAGGTGTACCGCACGCCGCTCAACTCCTTAAAGCTCGACCCGGCTCACGGCAACTGGGTGATTGCTGAGGCGGTGATTTCTGCGAGCGTCGGCGGTTTCTGGATGCGCGAAATGGGGCTGTTTGCTGACGACGGCACGTTGATTGCCGTCTGTAATATGGCGGACACCTACAAACCGACCCTGGCGGAAGGTTCAGGCCGCACGCAAACTTTGCGCATGGTGATTGCGGTCAGCAATACCGAGGCCATCAGCCTGCTGATCGACGACTCGGTGATTATGGCCACCGAGCAGTATGTGAATGACCTGCTGGCCGCACATGAAAAATCCCGCAACCACCCCGACGGCACGCTGACGGCAAAGGGTTTTGTCCAGCTTAACAGCTCGGTCAGCAGTACCAGTGAGGCGCTGGCCGCCACGCCGAAAGCGGTCAAGGTCGCCAACGACAATGCCAACACCCGCGTACCGTCCACCCGCAAGGTGAACAATAAAGCGCTGAGCGCTGACATTACCCTGACGGCGGCAGACGTGGGGGCGCTGCCTGTCGCGTCCGCCGTTCTCGGCACCGCGAATATCAACACGTTTAATCTGGCAAACATCGGGGTTTACGTGCAGAGCACCGGCGCGAATGCCACGGTCGCCAATGGCTATCCGGCAGGCTCCCAGGCGGCGGGCGTGCTGGAGGTGATCCCCGCGTCCTGGACGGGCGGCGTGCTGCAGCGTTACACCGTGCAAAACACCGGCATGGTGTGGACGCGTGCGCTGAATGCGGCCTGGAATGGCGCGGACGGACCCTGGCGTGACTGGGTGCAGGCCAGCGCGGTGAATTCCGTCACGGTGCCGTCGGCCATCCTGACCACCACGGATATTAATACCCTGGGCTTTGCCAGCGGAGCCGGAAGTGCCGCCCTGTACGCGCAGCCTAAAAATGCCAACGCCACGGCGGCGTTGCACTATCCGCAGGGTATTGCGGGAACGCTGTATGTCACGCCAAGCGCCTACGGCTGTCAGCAGATGTACGTCACGTTCACCGGCAATATCTGGAATCGCGGGTTGTCCGCTGACTGGAACGGCGTGGATGGCCCCTGGAAAGAGTGGGTGCCGACGTACAGCGCGAATAACAAACCCACCGCCGCCGACGTGGGCGCGTGGACGGCTGCGCAAAGCGCCGCCAGTGAAAAGGCGCTGTCTGATGAAATTGCGACGGCGTTTAAAATTCGCGCCAATTTAACCGCGACAGACTCGCCCAACGCGCTGCATGGTACGGCCATGCTCGGGCATTACGGCGTGCCCGGTGCTGCCGCCGCGACCACGGACAAAGGCTATCCGATGAACGGGTTTGTCGGCGTGATTTTCGTGACCTGGGGACCGAATGCGACGCAGCAGATTGCCTTTAACAACAACGGGAGACAGTTTACCCGTGGCGCGTCGGGGGCATGGAACGGCGTCGATGGTCCCTGGACGGCCTGGAATGAAATTTACTGCCAGGCGAACAAACCGACACCGGCAGACGTCGGCGCATTACCCGCAGGCGGGACGGCAGTGGCGGCGACCAAACTCGCCACCGCCCGCAAAATTGCCGGTGTGGCATTTGATGGCACGCAGGATATCGGCCTTAGCGCGGCAAACGTGGGAGCACTTCCTGCCGCTGGCACCGCCGTTGCCGCGACCAAACTCGCCACCGCCCGCAAGATTGCCGGTGTGGCGTTCGATGGCACCCAGGATATCGGGCTGAATGCCGATAATGTGGGCGCATTTCCCCGCGCGGGCGGTGATGTGAACGGTCGCGTCACGGCGAATTATCTCCGGGCGATAACCATCCCGCACCCTGGCGACGGGCAAGGGACCTATTTAGGCTGGAACGAAAGCGGCGGCCAGGGCGAATCCGACTTTGTGAACAACCGGGGCGGCGGCGTGGGTGGCTTTCTTTTCCGCACCGTTAATCAGGCCAATTCCGTACAAACGGGCTTTGTCAGATTTACCGGCACCGGTGACCTGGCGACACAGGGGAGTATTTCCGCCGAAGGGGGCGGGATTTATGAGATGGGGCAGCGTGTTTTCAGCCCCAATAACCGGCAGCCAGTGAATACCAATACCGCCAATCTCGGCGGCGGCTGGTGGCGCTGCGGTGACACAGGAATGATTAAGCAGTGGGGCGTCGTCAACAAAGGGAGCCGCGGCTGGTCAACGGTGAATTTCCCCATTCCCTTCCCGAGCACCTGCGTCAACGTTCAGGTGACCGCCATCAATGGCGGCGGCGGGACGTTCAGCGACAACTTTGGTACGGCGCAAATTATCAATAACATCGGTTTCACCTGCGGCCAGGACAGCGGCGGCAGTTACTGGGAAGCCACCGGCTGGTAAGGGAAAATAATGAGCAACTATTACAGCGCAGTCACCTCAAGTCTTTATGTTTACAGCCCGCTCACCAACGGTTTTTATCCGCGTGCGTTGCGGGACGTGTACGACGATGCCGGAAGCTGGCCGGATGATGGCATTGCGGTCAGCGATGTTGTTTACCGTGAATACCAAACCCTCCCCCCACCAGAGGGAAAAATGCGGGTTGCGGGCGCTGACGGACTGCCCGCCTGGGGAGATATTCCGCCGCCGACGGTTGAAGAACGCAAGGCTGAAGCCGTCACGGCCTTGTCCGCGCTGATGGCAAAAGCGAACGCCGCCATTGCCCCTTTGCAGGATGCCGTCGATATTGACGATGCCACGGAGGCGGAACGGGCAAGCCTGACCGCCTGGAAAAAATACCGCGTCGCCCTTAACCGGCTGGATTTGTCTGCCGCGCCGGATATTCCCTGGCCTGAAATCCCCGCTTAACTCATGTAATTCATGCCCCGAAAGGGGCGTTTTTGTATCGAGCACAGTCAAATCTGACTGTGCTGCAGCCGCGTTGTGCCATTGTTCAAACATCCCTCCCGCCGTGCCTGATTGCCCCCAACACGCGATGATTGACCTCACCCCAATCACAGGAAAAACACCATGGCTGATTATCATCACGGCGTGCGCGTTGTTGAAATCAATGACGGCACCCGCGTTATCTCCACCGTTTCCACCGCCATCATCGGGATGGTTTGCACTGCAGAGGATGCCGACGCCGACGCGTTCCCCCTCGATACGCCGGTACTGATTACCAACGTGCTGACCGCCGCCGGTAAGGCCGGTAAAACCGGCACGCTGCGCGCCTCCCTGATGGCTATCGCTAACCAGGCTAAACCGGTTGTCGTCGTGGTGCGCGTCGCACAAGGTGAGACCGAAGCGGAAACCACCTCCAACATCATCGGCGGGTCAGATGAAACCGGCATGTATACCGGCATGAAAGCCCTGCTGTCTGCGCAAACTGAACTCGGCGTAAAGCCGCGCATTCTCGGCGTGCCGGGTCTGGATAACCAGGAAGTCGCCACCGCGCTTGCCGCCGTCTGTCAGCAGCTCCGCGCCTTTGGCTACGTCAGCGCATACGGCTGTAAAACGGTCTCTGACGCCATCAAGTACCGCGACAATTTCAGCCAGCGTGAGCTGATGGTGGTCTGGCCGGATTTCGTGGCCTGGAACACCACCACCAACGCCAGCGACATCGCCCCCGCCACCGCTTACGCCCTCGGCCTGCGTGCCAAAATCGACGCCGAAACCGGCTGGCATAAAACGCTTTCTAACGTCGGCATCAACGGCGTCACCGGCCTGTCTGCCTCCGTGTACTGGGATTTGCAGACCCCCGGCACCGACGCCGACCTGCTGAACCAGGCGTGCGTCACCACCCTTATCCGCAAGGACGGCTTTAAGTTCTGGGGGCAGCGCACCTGCTCTGATGACCCGCTGTTCCTGTTTGAGAACTACACCCGCACCGCGCAGGTGCTGGCGGACACGATGGCGGAAGCGCACCTGTGGGCGATGGACAGGCCAATGACCCCGACGCTTATCAAGGACATGATTGCGGGCATTAACGCCAAGCTGCGCGAGATGAAAACCGCCGGTCTGATCATTGACGGCACCTGCTGGTATGACGCGGAAGCGAACACCGTTGAAACCCTCAAGGCGGGCAAACTGTTCATTGATTACGACTATACGCCGGTGCCGCCGCTGGAAGATTTAACCCTGCGTCAGCGCATCACCGACCAATATCTGGCGACGTTTGCCACGGCCATCAACAGCTAAGAGGCGCTCAACCATGGCACTGCCTAAAAAACTGAAATACCTGAACCTGTTTAATGACGGTCACAATTATGTCGGCGTGGTCAGCGCGCTGACGCTGCCGAAGCTGACCCGCAAGCTGGAGAACTATCGCGGCGGCGGCATGAACGGCACAGCGCCGATTGATTTTGGGCTGGACGACGATGCGCTGACCCTGGAATGGACAATGGGCGGGCTGGATACGCTGGTGCTCCAGCAGTGGGGTGCAGTCGATGCGACGCCGCTGCGCTTTGCCGGTTCCTTCCAGCAGGACGACACCGGCGAGACGATGGCGGTCGAAGTCGCCATGCGCGGGCGTCACAAAGAGGTTGATTTTGGTGAGTATAAACAGGGGGAAGACACGGAAACCAAAGTCTCTACCCAGTGCACCTATTTCAAGCTGAGCATTAACGGGCAGGACGTGATCGAGGTGGACACCGTGAACATGGTGGAAATCGTGAACGGCACTGACCGTCTGGCGGAACACCGCAAAAACATCGGCCTGTAACCCGTAACCCGCGCCGGACACCGGCGCGAAAACTCCCCTTTGAAGAAGAGACACCGCTATGTCAGAACAGAATGAAAACATCGTTATCCTGGAAGAACCGATCGCACGCGGCGAGCTGGTGATCAGCCAGGTTGAAATCATCAAACCGAACGCCGGTCATCTGCGCGGTATCGGCCTGGCGTCATTGTCCAATGCCGACGTTGACGCGCTGGTGACGGTGCTGCCGCGCATCACGCTGCCGATCCTGACCAAACAGGAATGCCACGCGCTTTGCCTGCCTGACCTGATTGCGCTGGCGAGCAAGGTGGTCGGTTTTTTATCGCCGAAATCGGCACAGTAAAATTCCCCGCCGGACTGGTCATTGACGATCTGATGGCTGACATTGCGACGGTATTCCACTGGCAGCCTTCTGAACTTTTTGCGATGTCGCTGACCGAGATCATCGGGTGGCGGCGTCGCGCGTTACTTCGCAGTGGAGCCGACAGTGAGTAATTTAAAATTACAGGTGCTGCTGAACGCCGTGGATCGGGCGTCCCGTCCTTTCCGCTCGGTGGAAAAAGCCAGTAAAGCGCTGAGCGGGAACATCCGTACCACCCAGGACACGCTGCGCAAACTCAACGCGCAGGCGTCACAAATCGACGGCTTTCGCAAATCCAGCGCGCAGCTTGCGGTGACCCGCGAAAGCCTGAAAAAGGCCAAAGAAGAAGCCAGTAAACTGTCCCAGGCGTTTGCCAATACCGCCAGTCCTACCGCAAAACAGACCCGGCTGATGGAGGCTGCCAAACGCGCCGCCGGTGAGTTGCAGGCCAAAGAAAACAGCCTGCGGGTTTCCGTGCAGCGGCAGCGCACCGCGCTGGAATCCTCGGGCATCGCCACGCGCACGCTGGCGGCGGAGCAGCGCCGGTTAAAAGCCAGCTCACAGGAGGCGAATGCCACCCTGGAACGCCAGCGGCAATCTCTGGCGCGGCTGAGCCAACAGCAGCAGCGGCAGGCCAGTACAAAAAGACGCTTTGAGGCCACGCAAAGGGTCGGCGATTCCCTGCGCAACAACGGCGCGGTAGCGATGGGCGTGGGGTCGGCAGCCCTGTATGCCGAAGGTAAATTTATCTCGCCGGGTATCACGTTCGATAAAGAGATGTCAGGCACACAGGCCATTCTCGGCCTGGATAAAAGCGATAAAAAGCTGGCGGCCATCCGGCAACAGGCGCGTGATATCGGCGGCAGCACCGCCTTTTCCCCGATGGATGTGGCGCGCACGCAGGGCGTTCTCGCCCGCTCCGGCTATAACGCCGACTCCATTCTCAGCTCGACCGAATCCACCGTGAATCTTTCCCTGGCCTCGGGGATTGATATCGCCGACGCCGCTGACATCGTCACTAACATGCAGTCGGCGTTCAACATCCCGATGGATCAGATAAAGCGCGTCTCAGACGTCATGACCAAAGGGTTTACCAGCTCCAACACCAACCTGATTGAGCTGGGCGAGGCCATGAAATACGTGGCACCCATTGCGCAGGCGGCCGGTGCCAGTATTGAAGACACCACCGCGATGCTGGGCGTGCTGGCAGATAACGGCATCAAGGGCAGCATGGCGGGCACCGGTGCCAGCGCGATGTTCAGCCGGTTGCAGGCACCGACCGGCCAGGCACCGGCGGCGCTGAAAGAGCTGGGGATCACCACGCGGGATAAGAAAGGCAACATGCTGCCTGTTCAAAAAATTCTCACTGACATTAACGCCTCTTTTAAAAAGAACAAGCTCGGGACAGCGCAGCAGGCCGAATACCTGAAAGTGATCTTCGGTGAGGAGGCGATGAAAGGTGCGGTGAAACTGGTGGAGGCCGCAGGCAACGGCAGGCTCGGCGAGAAGAAAAACGCGCTGGAACATTCGCAAGGTTCGGCGGCGGCGGTCGCCAAAACGCAGACGGATAACCTCGACGGCGACCTGAAAAACATGCAGTCCGCCTTTGAGGATCTGCAGATTGAAACCTTCGAAAAACAAGACTCCAGCCTGCGAAAACTCACCCAATCAGCGACGGACTGGCTCGGCAACGTGGGCAAATGGGTCAAGGCCAATCCGCAACTGACCGGCACGATTGTTAAGTCAGCACTGGCGGTGACGAGCCTGATTGTCGGCCTCGGCGTGCTGGGCGTGGTGGTCGGGCCGGTCGTGAAGGGGCTGGGTTATATCGGCATGGCATTAAAAGGCGTCGGCACCGCCCTGCTGTGGATGGGGCGCGCCGCGATGGCGAATCCCTTGCTGGCCGTGGTCGCGCTGATTGCCATGGCGGCGATATATATCTGGGCGAACTGGAGCACGCTGGCACCGAAGTTTAAAAAGATGTGGGACGCGATCGCCGCCTGGACAACCGAAGCCTGGACGACGATGACGGACTGGCTGAGCAACACCTGGAACAGCATCGTTGCCAGCGTGCAGGGGCTGTCAGAGAAGTTCGCGGCGGTCTGGACGGCAATTAAAGACGGGGCGAAAGCCGGATTTAATGCCTATATCCATTTCCTCACGTCTTTTGGTCAGAAGATTTTCGACGTGGTGAAAAGCCTGCCGGGCAAGTTTAAGGACGCGGGCAGCAGCATGATCACCGCGCTGATGGACGGCATTGCCGAAAAATGGCAGGCGCTGAAAGACAAGCTTTCAAGCATGACGGATTTTCTGCCGGACTGGATGAAATCAGGTGGCGATAAAACCCTGTCAGTGGGCGTCAGTAATGGTCTGTCGAAACCGGCGGGGCTTTCTTCACCTGCGCAGTTTTACGGCACCGGCGGCGCGGCCTACGGCTACGCCGGAATGTTCGATAAAGGCGGCGACATTGCCGCCGGTGAAGTCGGCATTGTGGGTGAGAACGGCGCGGAGCTGGTGCGGGGTCCGGTCAGCGTGACGGGGCGTCGGGATACGGCGGCGCTGATGCGTAATCAGGCACCGGTGGCAGCCCCGACTTTTAACGTTTACGCGGCACCCGGACAAAGTGCGAAAGACGTCGCGGCCGAGGCGATGCGGTTGTTTGAAGATTACCTGCGCCGCCAGCGTTCGGCGGCGCGCAGCGCAATGCATTACGGCTAAGGAGGCTTTTATGATGCTGGCTTTGGGGATGTTCGTGTTTATGCTGCAAACGCTGCCCTATCAGAGTTTGCAGCGCTCGGCGGAATACCGCTGGCCGACTAATGACCGGATCGGCCTGCGCGCCGCGCCGCAGTTTCTGGGGCAAGGGGATGAGAAAATCACCCTGACCGGCACGCTGCTGCCGGAAATCACCGGCGGCAGGCTGAGCCTGGACGCGCTGCGCCTGATGGCTGACCAGGGGCGCGCCTGGTCGCTGATTGGCGGCAACGGGACGATTTACGGGATGTTCGTGATTGAAAGCCTCAGTGACGAGCATTCGGTGTTTTTTGCCAACGGGGCTGCCCGCAAAATTGAATTTACGCTGAGCCTCAAGCGCGTGGACGAAAGCCTGACCGCCATGTTTGGTGATGTCAAATCTCAGGCCGATGGCCTTCTGGATCAGGCGGGCGGGATTGCCAGCAGTGCACAGAAGTATGCAGGCGGGTTGCTGTCATGATGTCCACTCTCGCAATAGATAACGGCGCGCAGATTGCGCCGGACTACAGGGTTAAACTTGCCGGTTCAGACATCACCGCCGATATCAGCAGGCGGCTGATTTCGCTGTCGCTGACCGACAACCGCGGCTTTGAGGCTGACCAGCTTGATATTGCGCTGAGCGACGCAGACGGCCTGATGCAGATGCCTCCGCGCGGCGCGGTGCTGAGCATTTTTCTGGGGTGGAAGGGTCAGGCGCTTATCCATAAGGGAGAATTCACCGTGGATGAGGTGGAGCATCGCGGTGCGCCGGATACGCTGACGCTGCGCGCCCGCAGCGCGGACTATCGCGGCAGCCTGAATTCCCGCCGCGATCACTCCTATCACGATACGACGCTGGAGGCGATTGTCTCCACCGTGGCGGCGCGCAACGACCTCCAGTCTGCTGTCGCGGATGCGTTTAAAGGGGTGAAGGTATCGCATATCGACCAGACGCAGGAAAACGATGCCGCATTCATTACCCGCCTGGCCGAGCTGAACGGCGGGGTTGTTGCCATCAAGGCCGGAAAGCTGTTGTTTATCAAACCCGGCGCTGCGGTGACCGCCAGCGGCAAGCCGATACCGAAAACGACGCTGACCCGCAGCGACGGCGACGGGCACACCTTTACTGTTGCTGACCGTGACGCTTATACCGGCGTGTCAGCCACCTGGCTGCATACCAAAGACCCGAAGCCGAAAAAGGTGAAGGTGCAGCGGAAGAAAAAAGAACAGCATTTGCGCGCCCTGCAACATCCGGCAGCCAAAAAGACCACCGCGAAGGCACAGAAAACGCCGGAGGCGAAAGAGGGGGAATATCTTGCGGGCAGTGATGAAAACGTGTTTGCGCTGACGACGGTCTACGCCACGCAAAAGGCCGCCATGCGCGCAGCCCAGGCTAAGTGGAACAAACTCCAGCGCGGCGTCGCCGAGTTCTCGATCTCCCTGGCTCGCGGACGGGCGGATTTATTCCCTGAGACGCCGGTGGCGGTATCGGGCTTTAAATCTGTGATCGACGCGCAGCCCTGGCTTATCAGCAAGGTGACGCACAACCTGGACGGCAGCGGATTTGTGACGACGTTAAATCTTGAGGTATTGCTGTCAGATGTCAGTTATGAGGCGACGGAGAGCCATGACGCAGAGTGAGGAAGTATGTATGCACCGAAATGAAGGGATTAGGTTAATCCCATTGCTGCAGCCCATTCCGCCACCTGATTGCGGGAAGTAAAGACAAGTCGTTCAGGTGCATTCGGATTGCCGCTGTAAGCGACATAAACCAGACAAGGAAAGTTGAGTGGCATCAAACGCTGTAGTTCTTGTTCTAATTCGTCCTGACTCATTGCAGATGATGGACTATCGTCATATTCCAAAAACTCGTCAGTCATCCAGGTCCGGTAGTCGAATTCATTCTGCAGTAGTTTCAT